ATGTAATTGTAATGAACCAAAAAAATACGAAATCAGCTTAGGCTGTTGTGTTCCAGTAATAGCAGATGCTCGTCAATACTATACCAAGTACCAAGTTGACAAGCTGATTGAAAGTGCAACAACAAGTGGATGCTGCATAACGCCAGAAGAGGTTGATGAAAGAATTGCTTCAGCAAAAACTGAAATCGAAGCTGAAATCCCTTCATTGTCTGCTTATTCTACCACTGAGGAAATGAATACTGTTATTAACCAATCAGTTAGTGGAAAGGCTAATGCAAGTGATGTTCAAGCTCTAAGTGGCGAAGTTCAAACAATCAGTGGTGATTTGCAAACATTAAGTGCTGAAGTCCAGACAATAATCATAAGTGGTGTTAGTGGTATCAGTAGTGCAGAATGTCAGTCAATGATTGATTCAAGTATCAGTGGAAAGCTCGATACAAGCATTTTCCAACCTTTCTCAGCCTCTGTTGAGACATCCTTGGGCAATAAGCAAGACACTAGTGGAATGACAGCTTACACACAAGATACAGCCTTCACAGCACATACGGCAAACACTACAGTACATGTAACTAGTACAGAAAAAAATACTTGGAATAACAAGTCTGATTTCAGTGGAAATTACAACGACTTAACGAATAAGCCAACAATTCCATCTATATGGAGTGGTACAAAAGCCCAATATGATGCTATTGGCATCAAAGACCCTAATACAATCTACTTAATACAAGAATAACAATGATTGCATATCAAAATTTAAGTGGTTTTACAGAAATATGGTATCAAGGAAGACCTGTTCAAGAGGTGTATAGCAATACTTCAAAAGTCTGGCCAACTGATACAAAGTTCTCTGCAACATACATTGGTGGTCAAACTTATACAAAAAATTGTGATGGAAATACAGAGTTAACAAGCGCAACAACCAAACCAAGTGGTTATGATTATTCGGCAATGACTGAAGCGATAATTGGGAATTGTGTTACAAGTATTGGTGATTATGCTTTCAGTAGTTGCAGTACGATGGCAAGTGTAACTATTCCAGACAGTGTTACAGAGATTGGTTATGGTGCTTTCAGAGTATGTAGTAGTCTTACAAGTATAGATATTCCAAGTGGTGTTATAAGTATTGGTACGGATGCTTTCGGTGGTTGTAGTGGTTTAACCTCAATGTCTGTAGATGCGAACAACACAGTGTATGATTCTCGCAACAACTGTAACGCAATTATAGAGACAGCCACAAACACACTTCTTTATGGCTGTCAGAACACTGTAATTCCAAACTCAGTTACTAGTATTGCTCAAAATGCTTTCTATTATTGTACTAGCCTTACAAGTATAGATATACCAAACAGTGTTACAAGCATTGGTGAGAGGGCTTTCCAAGGTTGTAGTAGTCTTACAAGTGTTACTATTCCTAGTGGCGTAACGAGCATTGGTGGTAATGCTTTCACTAATTGTAGTGGATTACAAAGCATTACTTGTCTTGCGACAACACCTCCAGAATTTGGAAGGAATCTGCCATTTGGCAATACGAACGACTGTCCAATCTATGTACCTTGTGAGAGTGTAGAAGCGTATAAAACAGCAAATAGATGGAGTTCTTATGCTAGTAGAATTCAATGTATGTCAAAGTTTAAGTTTACATTAAGTGATTCTAGTGTAGTTAGCGCAGAGTGCGATAGCACAAATCAGATTAACCAGAGTGATGTATCACCATATACTAGTAGTGTTGTTTCTGCTGAAATTGGTCAATGTGTAACTAGAATTGGCTATGGTGCTTTCGGTACTTGTAGAAGTCTTACTACTTGTACCATAGGTAGTGGTGTTACAAGTATTGGTAATAGTGCTTTCTATTATTGTATCGGTCTTACAAGTATAACGATACCAAATAGTGTTACATATATTGGTCAATATGCTTTCCAAGTATGTATTAGTCTTACAAGCATAGATATACCAAGTGGTGTTACATCGATTGGTGAATATGCTTTCTTAGATTGTAGAGGACTAACAAGTGTAACTGTTGAAGCTACAACACCTCCAACATTGGGAAGTGGTGCATTTGATTACACCAACGATTGTCCAATCTATGTTCCAGCAGCGAGCGTTGACACATATAAGTCAGCAACAAATTGGAGCGATTATGCTTCAAGAATTCAAGCTATTCCATAAAACTTATGTTTAAATAAAGTACTTTTATGATAGAAAATTATGACGATATAATGCAAGAATGGATTGCCCCACATCAAGGTCGTTGTAGTGGAACTATGACGATAACGCCAGATGTTGATTTGAAGAGGTGGGCAGTCCAGCAGACAGTAACAGTTCTTGCTAATGCTGATTATTATTACACTAGAGCAGAAGTTGACAAACTCCTTGAAGAAATTACAGCTAGTGGTGTCACAAGGGAAGAAGTAGAAGAGATGATTCAGCTAGCAATTGCGACAAAGGCAGACCAAGCCCAAGTTGATGCAATTGCAGAGCAAGTAAGGCAGAACACTGAAAGGCTTTTGAATACTTACACAAAAGATGAAACTAATTCTCTTCTATCATCTTATTTAACTAAACTAGATGCAGTAAACATGAGAAATAACTATGCGAAAGTAGAAAATGACACTCTTGTTTTAAACTCTGAATTCATAACAATTTAATATATTAAATTATGGCAAATCTTGACAAAATAAAACTTAGTGGCGTAACATATAATATTGTTGACTCGTCTGCTGTACATAGCTTAGAAGGTTATGCAACAGAGAATTATGTTACTGCTGCAACCAATGCACTTGCAGAATCTATAGCAGAGCAAGGCTATCAAACTAGTGGAGATGTTCAGAATGCAATCACTGCTGCTACAACTCCAATCAATAACACTCTTACAGCGCATACAGCAAACACTGATATACATGTGACTGTTGCTGATAAGACAGCATGGAATGCAAAACTCGATGAATCTGATGTTGCTGGTTTATTTGGCAATGTGAACTATGACAGTACCACTCAGAGAATCAATTTCTATCATGAATCAACTGGTGGAACTGTACTTGCATATATCGATGCTTCAGACTTCGTTAAAGATGCTTTCCTTGATTCAGTTGTTGTTGAGAATCGAGTTATTGAAGGTGAATCAGTACCTTGTCTTGTGTTCACATGGAACACTGATGCAGGAAAGTCTGAAACAGTTATTCCAATCGGTGGCGTATTTGACCCAACAAACTATTACACAAAAGCTCAAGTTGATGATGAAATAGAAGCTGCTACAAGTGGAAAAGCTGACACTTCTGCTGTGACTCAAGTCAATGATGCATTGACAGCGCATACTGCTGATACTACAATCCATGTAACATCAAGTGATAAGACCACATGGAATGGTAAGCAAGATGAATTAGTTTCTGGAACCAACATCAAGACAATTAATAATCAATCATTGCTTGGTAGCGGCAATATAACAGTTCAAACATTACCAACTGTAGAAGGTACTACATTGGTCTTTAGCTAATTCTTTCATTTTTTTGAATAATGAAAAGGTGGGATGCAAGTGATTGCATCTCGCCTTTTCTTATGTTTAATTAAAATCGATTTTTTATTATGAGCAATATTAATACGATAAGACTTAGCGGTACAACTTACCAGATTGAAGATAGCAATGCACCAAAGACTGTTGAGCTTACACAAGCACAGTACGATGCATTAGTGGATAAAGACCCAAATACATTCTACGTCATAACTGATGCTGAAGCTGGTGATTTAACCAACTATTATACCAAAAGTGAAACCAATACATTGCTTGGTGATAAGGCAGATACTGCAACAACTTATACCAAAAGTGAAACCAATACATTGCTTGGTGATAAGGCAGATACTGCAACAACTTATACCAAGACTGAAGTTGATACAGCATTGGCAACCAAACAAGATACATTGGTGTCATCAGTTAATATCAAGACAATCAATAACACTTCAATCCTTGGAAGTGGAAACATTGATATTCAAGGTGGTGGCGGTGGAAAAGCAGTCACTGGTGGAAGAAATATCAGTGTTACCACTGGAGAAACTGCTGATACCATCAACTGTACACTGCCAATGAAAGCAGAAGTTAATAATACTTCCATATACTTTAGTACTGATAATTGGGGGTCGGCATCTGGTGGCAGAAATTTAAGAATTGGATATAATGCTAATGCATTAGGAGAAGATGCTATTTGTTTGGCTACAAATTCAACAACAAGTGGTGCTAGTAGTTCTATTGTTGGAGGCAGAAACCATTACATTTACAATAAATATTCTTTTATTGGCAGTGGATATATGACAAATTTATACAACATGTATGAAGCTAGTGTCGGTGGACAATATAACAATTCTGTTTCAGCATCTACAACATTTGGTGATAGTGGTAACACCTTATTCAGTGTTGGTAATGGTACAGCAGATAATGCAAGGCATAATGCATTTGAAATTCGTCAGAATGGTGACATTTACATCTCATCTGGTGGTACTGATATATTACTCCAAGACCATCTTGGAGGTGGTGGCGGTGGAAAAGCAGTGGCTGCTGGAACAAATATAAGTGTTACCACTGGAGAAACTGCTGATACCATCAACTGTACATTGCCAATAACTGCAACTTCAAGTGTATTCGATACAATTTCTGTAGGAGCAAATAGCGGAGGCGGTGGCTATAACACTATGATTGGACCAAATGCAAAGTGTGATAATAGCAGTAGGTATAATGTTTTTCTTATAGCACAACGCTCTAATAATTCTAGTACAGGGTCATATGTAAAAGGAAGTAACAATGTTATAATAGGCTCTATGAAAGATGGGTACACTTCTTGGGACATTCCAAGTTTTAGTACATCTCAAAGTGTTGTTATTGGTGGTGGCGAAATGTCTACAGATAAAAATAACAGTCTTGCTATAGGCTATAATGCAAATGTCAGTGGAACAACCAAAACTAATATCAATAATCAGTTGAAGATTGACACTTCAAATCAAGTATACATTTACAACAAAGACAATACTGAAATGATTTGTCTCCAAGACCATCTTGGAGGTGGTGGTTCATCATATTCTGCTGGTACTGGTATTGACATTACTAATGATGTAATCAGTGTAACTGGTATGGTAGCAACATCAGCAATAACCACTTCAATAACAAGTTCTTCAACAGATGCTCAAGTTCCATCAGCAAAAGCAGTGTATGACATCGTTGGAAACATTGAAACATTACTTTCTCAAATATAATTTACATATGAGTATAGCAAATCTATTTATTTAGTATATTAAAACATTATATTTTATAAAAAATGTTTAAGGAAATAAAACAATTTGAAGGATATTATTCCATCGATGAAAACGGAATAATTAAAAGTTTGGATAGATTTGTTAATCATCCAAAAGGTGGATTTGCATTAAAAAAAGGAAAAATAATAAATCCAGTGACTAATGGTAAGACAGGGTATAAAATGGTGACTTTATTCAAAAACAATAAAGGATATACATTTCTAATACATCGTTTAGTTGCAATGATGTTTCCTGAAATATGTGGAGAGTGGTTTAATGGGTGTGTTGTTGACCATATTAACACTGTTAGGACAGATAATAGGGCAATAAATCTAAAAGTCTGTACAACAAAAGAAAACGTCAATAACAAACTTACAATAAAAAAATTATCTACATCATTAAAAGGAAAAAGTCATACTGCTTGGAATAAAGGCTTAAAAATGAATAATTTTTGTGGTGAACAACACCCAAAATCCAAACCTGTTGTACAATATACCAAAGATGGTGTAATTATAGCAGAGTATTGTTCTATTGCAGAAGCATCAAATAAAACAGCAATAAAAAGGAGCTGTATTGACAATTGTTTAGCAAACAAATCCAAAAGTGCTGGGGGTTTTAAATGGAAATATAAAAATGTCAATTAGTACAGAATTAACAAGGATTCAGCAAGCAAAGGCTGATATTAAGACAGCAATAGAAGCGAAGGGGGTAACAGTTCCATCTTCTGCTACCATTGATACATATGATGATTATGTATCACAGATAAGTGGTGGCGGAGGTGGTATTCCAATGCCATCAAATCTATCAGCAGCAACATTGAATGATTATGGTTTGCTAACATCAGCAGCTATAAAAAGTGGTGTTACAAGCATTGGTAATAATGCTTTCAATTATTGTACTAGCCTTACAAGTATAGATATTCCAAGTGGTGTAACAAAGATTGGTCAATATGCTTTCAATTATTGTACTAGCCTTACAAGTGTAGATATTCCAAGTGGTGTTACAAGTATTGGAGGATATGCTTTCTACAATTGTAATAGACTTACAAGTGTAAATATTCCAAGTGGTGTTACAAGTATTGGTCAATATGCTTTCTACAATTGTAATAGACTTACAAGTGTAACGATACCAAACAGTGTTACAAGTATTGGTAATTGGGCTTTCAGTAATTGTAATAGACTTACAAGTGTAACTGTTGAAGCTACAACACCTCCAACACTGAGTAATGTTAACACATTCAGTAACACAAATAACTGTCCAATATATGTTCCTAGTGGTAGTGTTGAAACTTATAAATCAGCAAACTATTGGAGTTCACTAGCATCAAGAATCCAAGCAATACCAAATAGTTAATAAATTATGATTAAATACAATAATTCAAACATAAATGACTGGAATTACGGTGACGATAACATTGTTAAAGTCTACCGTAATAACGCTGTATGTTACTACAAAATAGTTACAAGTGGTGATACTCCTACACAAGTGCCTTGTTATGCTGTTGTTGATGATATATCTCAATATTCGGATACTGAGTTTGAAGATGCATATGACAAGGCAACAGAGAAGTGGTATAAGCTCAATAACCTAAACACATATGAGGAATATGGTGTTTATGGAAGTGGAAGGAATGTTACCACATATGAAGGAAAGTTGACCATTGATGATGGCTATGAATATATCTACAGTGGTGGTTCTTGGGTGAATGTCGGTGAGGTAAGTGGCTCTACAGCTAGCTTACCAAATGTACCTTTCTCAGTCAACTATAATGCTAAGAACTATGATTCAAGTACAAAGACATTGCTAAAGACAAGTGGACAGTTGGTTGATGTTGATGCTGTAATAACAGCTGGTACTCCTACAGTTGGTGATGGTTATCTTACTATTGCAAGTGGCACAAGAGCAACCATCAGTGGCTATCAAACTTATTTTAATAGAACGAACTCAGCACCAAATTTGACCATTATATCAAAGCAAAGGACTGATGGAGGCAATTGTCATATGTTTGCAAACAGAGATAGCGACTATAACTGGATGTATCGTCCTACTAATATTAAGTTGAATTTTCATGGTTCAAACCAAATTGCTGGTACTAATACGACCACACAACCAGTAATTGAATCAGTAAGGGTTGATTCAAATAGATTACTTACGTTCAATAACTATACTGATAATACATCGTCAACTTATTCAAGTTTTAATTATGGCGTCACAAATAGTGGTAAATTTGCTTTATTCCAAGGCTATGCAACTTCTACTGGAGAAAATTTCGTTGGTGATTTCTATTGGGTATACATGTCTCAGAACACATTGACTGATGAACAAGTACAACAAGTTATTACATATAATGAAGGTGGTGTAGAGCCAATATATCCAATCGAATATACTGTTAAACAAGACCCACCAAATAACGTCACATTCACTTCAATGACAGAGGCTGAAAGCTATGAATGCCCTTGGGTTGGAATGACTGGAATCATTTCAAACACAGATTATCTTTTCTGCAATACTTACACTTGGCTGACAAAATATGCTTATGAAGAGGTTAGTGGAGAATATATTTGTGACAGTGGTAACAAGTATAAGAAATTGCAAGAATATGATAGACAACTCGATGGAACAATGTCAGCAACGACAAATTATGTCATAGGTGACTTGATTGAAGCACACAGTTCTGACTGTCCTCAATGTACAGTTAACTTCTGTGGTGTTGATGCAAATGGTAATGATGTAATAATAAACAATGGAACTACCACATTAACTCAATCCAATTGGACTTATCCAATTCCAGTTGAGGGTGAAGTTGGTGCTGCAACCACCACAATTGGAGCTTATTGTTTCAGTAATATTAGAGGAACATTATCAGCACTTACAATTGGAAATACAGTTACAACAATAGAACATGAGGCATTTATGCAAACAAGCTTAATTACAACACTCACAATACCATCAAGTGTAACTCAGATAGATTTCTGGGCGTTCACTCGTTGTTATGGATTAAATGAGGTTATATTTGAAGGAACAACGCCTCCAACATTTACAAACCTATATAATGGTGTTTTCCATGACTATTGCCCTCCAAGAATATATGTTCCAGATTCAGCATTGTCAACATATAGAGCAATAGATGGTACAGTGTGGACAAACCAAACTTGGTCATCAGACATTATACAACCAATAAGCAACAAGTAATAAATTAAGGAGTAAGATTTATATTCTTGCTCCTTTTATTTTATGTTTATAATAGAATATGTTTAAAATATACTAATTTATTTAAATCTATAATAAACTATGAGTAGACCTATCGGAAGTAAGAATAAACCAAAGATACCACAAAACGCTGGTGGTTTATTCCTAACTACACTAGAAAAACAAATTGAAGGTTCTGCAATCACTCGCAAGAATGCTCTAGGGTGGGTTAATTGGGGAATTCGTAACAATTATCCAAACCTTCTGTTAGACCTTTATAACCAATCACCAACACATAGAGCTTGTATTAACTTTGGTGTTCAGTCAATCCTAGGTAATGGTGTGGATTACGATGCAATGCAAGTAGATGGCACACAAGTAATTCCAAACTACGCAGAATCTTGGGATGGCCTCATTAAGAATATATCCTTGGATTATATGCTCTATGGAAGCTATGCAATCCAGATAATTAGAAACAAGGATGGACGTACCTTCTCATTTTGGCATATGCCGTTGGATAGAGTTCGCTGGAGCGAGTATGATGAAGATGGACAGATTACTTCATATTGGATATGTAATGATTGGACTATGACTGGAGAATATCCACCATTCCAAATCGATGCTTTCGATATGAGGGATGACCAACAAGTTAAGAATGGAAAACCATATTTGTATGTTTACAGACAGTATTCACCAGCGATGACATACTATACACAGCCACACTATCAAGCTGGTATAAAAGCTATTCAGTCAGAAATTGAATATGTGAACTATGACCTTAAGACAACTGTTAATGGCTTCGTTCCAAGTGGTATGTTGGTACTTAACGAGGTTGAGACTGATGAACAGCGACAAGCAATTATTAAGAACGTAACCCAGATGTTCCAAGGTTCAGAGAATGCCAATTCAGTAATGGTGACATTCAGAAATAATGTGGATGAAAATAAGCCAGAGTTCGTTCCATTCACTGCTAATGCTGGAAACATCAACCTATATGCTTCGGCAAATGAGAGAACTGTTAGTAGAATCCTTGCATCACACCAAATAAATGACCCACAGCTTATTGGCATGCCAAATCTTAGAGGTAGTGGATTCAACAGTGAAGGACAGTTCCTTGAAACTGCATATATGGTTTACAACAAGCTTGTAGGTAACTCAAATAGGATGGCTATTGTAAGAACATTAAATCAAATGTTCAAGATGAATGGCGTTGATGTAGAAGTAATATTAAAGCCAATGTCATTCCTTGATGTCGAAAACGAAATCAATACAAGGAACACTGATTCTACAGATGTTAACCAAGACACTTCAGAAGATAATATTGAAGAGAAAGACGATGGAAATAATACCAAAAACAAAGGTCAAAAATAAGTTTTGTCGAGGTTTTTCACATTACCTTCGTTGCTGATTTGGTATAAGCCTTCATAATTAATAATATCTTTCCAAATTTCCATAGTATTATGATTTCTGCAAAGATATAAAAAATAAATCGAAAAAACAAATTATTATGTCAAATATAATCAATAAATCGCTGCTATCGAAATATTCACCACTTCCAATTAACTACGATTTTTCAGAAATCATGAACTATGTTCCAGTTGCTCAAGCAATATGGGTACGTCCTTTGATTGGTGACGTTCTCATGGATGAATTGGAAGAACAAGTGGAGAATAACAATATATCAGAAGCAAACCAAGCATTAATGACAGAAGGAATGCTACTTCAATACCTCTCATATGCTGTATGCTTGGAAGGACTTAGTTTTATTTGGTCACATGCTAGTGCCGTAGGTTTAACACTAGGGAAATCAGACAATTCTGACTCATTATCTTTAAAATCCTTAACATATGTAGAAGCGCATTTGCGCAGACAAGTAGAATTCCTAAAGGATTTTGTGAAAAAATATATATGCGAAAGACCAGATTATTTCCCACAAGTATGTCAATGTGAATGCGAATGTAGTGGTTGTTGTGGTGGAAGGAGTAAGTTGAATTCACCTAATCCTATGTTCCAACTCTATTCACCTCGCAGAAGATGTACTGACATAAAATAAGTAAATTGTGTTGACAAATGAGAACTTGTGTTGTAACAATGGCAAGATTGGAAGGAAGATACTTGCCAGAATTTATTGAGCATTATAAATCTCTTGGATTTACCAACATCATCTTTTGCGATAACAACCACAGTGATGATAATGAGGACGTAAAGGGCATTTTAAAGCCCTACAGCGACTTTGTAATCTATGAGGGGTATGTTGATAAGGTGGGGTACCAGATGCGCTGCTATACGGAGATTTATGAGAAGTATAAGAATGACTATGATTGGTTCTTCTTCTGCGATATTGATGAACATCTTTACCTTGATAACAATAAAACAATTGATGAGTTCTTGCAAGATAAGCAAGACTTTGATTGCGTCTTAATCAACTGGCTCTGCTATGGTGATTGTGAACAGATTGAAGCGGATTATACCAAACCATTGAAAGAGAGGTTTACATACCCACTTCCATTGAATCTATGTGTTCAGTACCAATTCCCAGAAAATGCACACATCAAGAGCATTGTAAAAGGTGGTATCAATGTGGTCTTTTACGGCAATCCTCACATCCCATCAACACCATTGAGATGCTGCAATGCAAATGGTGTGCAAGTGGATAATAGACCTTGGCAGAACATTGATTATACCAATGCACACATCAAGCACTATGTTACCAAATCCTTGGAAGAATGGTGTACCAATAAGATGGCAAGAGGTACAGCAGACCGAGATTACCAAACCTTCATCAAGTTCTACGGCAACAGATACTTCCAATATAACAAAAGAACCAAGGAAAAGGAAGACTTCATACGCACACATGAGAAAGAAAGAAAAACATAGTAAAAGAAAGAAAGCCTCAGAAATCGTCTCTGAGGCTTTAATTTTATGCCACCTTAATAAGTACCCACCTTCACTTCAAAACGCTGCCTATGAGCCTTAAAATGGTCTTAAACGCAAAATGACACTCATCTTCACAGACAAATGTCATCACAGCTCACAATTAACGTCTTAAGACGCTCTTCTTGGTTTATATATCACCAATCTTCTGTCTCTGCATCCACCTCATCATATTCGATATTGAATACTAAAATCCAACCTTCTTCGTTTCTAGTTCTACCATTTAGTATCTTTCCACCTTTACCCTCAAAGTACTTGTTAATTTCCTTCTCATACCCCTTTCTGTTGGTATTGAAATCATCAACAAGTGATTTAGATACGTCAATGACAATAACCCCACTTGTTATAACATCAATGTCGATGCTGTGCTTCACAATGTGCTTTGCAAGTCTCTTGCAGTTGCTTTCAAAATCTTTATGCGCAATCATATTTATTATATTTTTTGCAAAGGTACAAATAAAAATTGAAACCACCAAATAAAAAAGAACCCAAGTACGGTTTTTCTCCGACCTAGGTTCTGTGCAAGATACTTCCATCTTGCCTAGCATATAATAATCAACTAAAAACTATTCTTTATATTCGTTCAACAATGCTTTTCCTAACTGATATTTTGGCTTGAAGTCACTCTCATACTCGTACCACTCACTCCAAAGCTTTTCAACTTTACCATCAGCATTGCGACCCCAATATTGAAATCTCTTGTACTGCATTACCAAGGAAGTCCATCATCTACTTTATTAGGTTCTGCGGTAACTACCACCTTGCGAACTTGCTCTCTCTCGTTCAACCTTGCTTGGAGCATTAACAGCATTCGCTTCATGTCGGCATCACTCATATCATCAATTGAAGGAGATTGTTTCTTCTCTTCTACCTTGTTCCATGTAACATTTGTTGCATTTTTAATTCCATCAGCCTCAATTATCTTCTGGAACGGTATCTCGAAATACCTCTGCACTTGGTCTGCATTTATTTTCGCAACAAACACATCACCTTGCTTACCGATTTCAATTAAATTTACATTCGCTAGCGTTTGAATTGCTAGTTCAACCTCTTCATCAACCAAGTTCATCGCTTTAGCCATTTGGTGAACATACAGTTTAATGAACTCTTGGCCACTCCAACCACACATGTATTGCATAACCTTGCATGCTACTGGTGGTAGCGCACATACCAACTGTGTCGGCATTGAAATTCTCTTTCTTACGTTTTCCATAATATGTTTCAGTTAATTAATTTAATACTAGTTTTAAAAAATGCCACTCTGTTTAACGAGTGAGTGGCAGAACTCAAAGAAACTTATAGAACAATACTTACATCAGAGTGTGAAACATGGTTAACATTTGTTGTTTCACAATGCAAAGATATATAAAAAAAGTTAAATTTCCAAACTTTTGACCATCTTTTTTATTGGAACATACGATTTTTCCATCGCAGGCTCTTTAACCGACAAATGATTGAATATGTCATCATATCTCCTACCAAATGTCTTGAGAATCTGCTTGCAACCAATGCATAAGTCGTTGTAATCGCCATTCTTAATCTTCACAACCTTCTTGTTTATTGTACACAGTGCTAGATATAATTCCCTTGATGTATCAATAGTTTGCTCCAAAAAATCACTTTCATTGAACTTATTGGCAGTTAATGCCAACGCCCATATGCCAAACAATGTTTCTCTTCTAATGCTCTTCATATATGCAAAGATATATAAAAAAAGTTGAAAAAACAAGGAAATCACTAACTTTTTTTAACGAAAAGTGATATTTTTTAATTTTTGATGATATTTATATAAAAAGATTTGGAATTGTCGATTATTTTTAATATATTTGCAGAAATTAACAATGTTTAATATAAGGTAACGTCTAGCTAACGTTGTCTTTTTGAAATGGTAGGGAGGGTTTCATCGAGGGTTTTACATTCCCTCCCTTACCTTAAATCAAAAACCCTTGAAGATGAAAATAATAATGTAAAACACAAAGTATCATGAAGATTACAGAGGAAATGATGGGAAATATTCTCCCACAAAACATCATTAATAGTGAAGAACTATCTCTTGCATCCAAGAAAGTATTGGCTGCAATGCTTGACTGGTATAAAAACTCAAAAGCAAACCAAACACACATTGTCATCATAAGCAATAAAATATTATGTGCAATAGCTGGAGTTGGAGGCAATTCTCTACAAGAATCATTGAGAGAACTTGATAGCTATAACTTGGTTACAAGAACAATTGGAACAAAACTTGGTGATGCATCTAAGTACATAATCCATTTCAAGAACTTAATAAAACCATTGAAGAAAATGTCATTTGAAGAAATGTTTTCAAAAGAGCTTGAATCTCTGGAAAACCCTATTAGTACTATAGTAGAGAACAGTATAGTAGAGACTAGTAAAGAAGAGACTAGTAGAGTAAATAATAGTAGAGTAAATAATATAGTAGAAAAGAACATTGAAGAACATACTAGAAAAGTAAACAGTTACGAAGAGTTTAAACAAATGGTAGTTGAAAGGTTAAATGGAAAGAACGAAAATGACTTAACCAAAGAAAAAGAAAAAATAACAAGAGAACTTAACCAGTCAAAACTTGGAATGACTTCAACTCAATACAACAGATTCATACTATGTGTAAACAATGTATACCAAGGGGCTTTGGCAACAATTGCAGTTTAAACCTAAACAACAGAAAAACGAAAAAACTTCTTCAAAAACTTGCTTTTTTCAATTTTTTTTAATATCTTTGCAATAATAGAGAAACACACTGATACCAATGACACTTAGAACTAGAGAATCACTTCAACGAATGTTTGAAGAAAGAAAGCGAATTCAAGAAAAGAAACAAAACAGAGAAGAACGCAAAAAACAAAAAAAACAACTACTTCAAGCCATTTACCGTCACCAAGACCAAATCTTAAAAAAGGCTCTACAAGACGAGAGAAAAAAGGTTATGGACAACTTATCCACCCTCATCAAGAAAACGCCTCAGGAGCCTCAGAAACCATCTCAAATCGAATTGGAAAACTACCAAGACCGCTGGATGTTATGGGAAACAAACGAATCAGACCTATACACCACAAGAGAAGAGCTTCAACAATGGGAAGATGAACATTATCCTTGCATCAATTGGAGTTTCTGGAATCAAGTGGTCTCAGAAACTAAAAAAAATATATCAACGTTAATCAATCAATATGAACACCAAGGGACGTAAGACTTATGTATACAAGGACAAGAATCTAGTAGCAACAGTAGATACAGCCTCAAAAGCAGCAGAAATCGCACACACATCATCAACCATTGTATCAGAGTGTGCAAACGGCAACAGACTTAATACCTTCAATGGCTATTGGTTCTCATATCATGAACTAACACAAGAAGAACTTAATGAGGCGTACAGAGTTAAAGAAAAACGCCCACAGCGCTCAAATGATGACTGCTACGAGCAATTGTCACCAACCCAACGCATACAAGTGAATTGTGATGATAGAAAGGTCTTCTACTTGGAGCGCTCCAGAAAAGCAAGGATAGCACAGTTGAAACAGTACATTGTAACAAATCTAGAGTTTAAGTGGCAAACGCAAGACAAAAAGGCTACCGCACTAGAAAGGCGGTTTCTCAAAGAAATATTGGAGAGTCTAGAATGATTCAGTTTCAAAATTCATATAGATAAATGTATTAAATGGGACTCGTATAGTTGTGAAACTAGTGACGAGTCCCTCTTTTTTTTTTTATGATTAAATCACCATATCATCAACCATCGAAGCAATCTCTTCATCTTTGGTTAATTGGTGAACATACGTTGCAATAGTATTTGGAGACCTTGCCATAAGACTAGCCAAACCACTAACAGTAGCACCACCAGAATTCAAATAGTGATTTGCAAACGAATGACGAGCACTATAAAAAACAACCTTGTCAATCTCAACCAATGGTAAATTCAAATCTTCATCAACATTCTTCTGTATAATCATTTGATTAATCTCTTCAAATGCTTGCCTAACATGCTTTGTGGCAACATCACAATTGTTATTTGATTGTTTAACCATCTTGTCTTCATCATCAACCGTTATAACTGGCCATATCCTCTCACCAACACTACTTCCCAAATAATGCTCAATGGCAATAATGGCAAACAAATCCCTCTTCCAACGTACATGAACATCTCTATTGGTCTTCTTTCTTTTGAAGTCAAACGCATAATAACGCTCACCATTAATCATCATATGACTGCATTCGCTCTTCTTCATCTTAACCACATCTATGGGAGCGCTGCCATTTAACTTGTAACACAGTAAAAACCATAATATACCCCACTCCTTACTAGTCCTCTTACGCAATAAATCATAAGCACCATCCTTGTATGTCCAACGATTTCCATTACGAACAATGACCAAATCAAGCCAATAATCCATTAACATCTTTATGTGAAGCTTATCTAAGAAGTAATTGCGCTCACCTCGTTTATAAACTTGGGTAAACTTGAATTCTCTAAATGGAAATGAATCACTAGTTGTAACTCTCTTATTAATTGCATAGTTCCATACAGCAGCAACACATGATAAGATGTCCTTAATTGTACCATCACAAACACCAGCCTTGGTTGACAACCATTTGGTGAAATCCTTCACAAAACTCAAATCCAATTCATCAACTATAAACTCATCATGACGCTTGTACTCACATAGCTTGCGATAAGCATACATGTATCTGTTAGAACTGTTAGCTGAAAGCCTTCTCTCATCAATTAAAGAATCCATCAACGATTTATAAGAGTTTTTTATTGGAGACGATTCTACACCACCCTTATATCCCTTCAACAACATTTCACATGTGTAAGGCTTACATTCAAACTCATACTCGTTTCTCTTGTCTATTACTCGCTGCTTGATGTCACTTAACATCTTGTTCAATACCGCAGCATTTGGACTCTGTGCCTTTATAATCTCTCTCTTAGCGTCCCAATATTTGGGCAAACAACTAACTCCACAAGCCTTCTCCAAGCGACCATGCCAACATACAACAACGTAAATTGGGAATTCGCCAAAACGATTCTTGCGATTAAGTTTTTGAACTAATCTGATTGATGCTGATGATAATTTTGCCATAAAATAAATGATTTAAAATTTTGGCAAAGATAAAAATTAAAATTGAAATATACAAATAAATTTGAGAAAAAGTTATTTTCCTTGTCTCATTTAAACTCTCATATAAAGGGAATTTGTCGCAAACAATTATTTAATTTTCCCTTTAAAATGGCTATTTTTTATATATAATGGTATCACAGAAGTAGATTCCTTGAAAAACACTGGAAGCCCTTTGTTTAAAGGGTTTTGAAAGACATGAAAAACACAATGTCTCATTTTTGTACTCATTTAAAAAAATATTTTTTCATTTTTTCTGCATTTTTTGAAAGATGGTGATATTTATTATTAAATGAAAAACACAATGAATTATTTTATGAACAATGAAAAAAATGATTTGCAGATGCTTTATGATTTCAACTATGAAAAAGGATTGTTCGATGAAATAAGACCAGAGAAAGAGAAATCACAGATTGATGCAACTGCAAAACATAAGCAACGAGAGTTTGCCGTTGAACTTAAACGAAGGCTTATATCAAAAAACATGTATAAGTCGATTATGATTGAAGACTACAAGTATGCTGAGTTGATGATGGAGTACCAGTTTAATAAGAAAGAACCACTATACATCAACTTCTTAGACGATGCTGTAGTAATTTTCAATTTAAATAAACTCAAGCATAAACCCAAGCTTAGAATCATGAACATAAAATCTGAAGGGTATGACAAACTACAACTACAAGAACGCAGGTATATGCTTGATATAAATGATGCTGTAATATATGATTGGAAATGCATGACAAAGACTTATTCATAAATTATATAAATGACCATTACTCAGAATTGAAGAACAAATACTTCAAGTTCTGTCAAGAGAAAGATTATGATTGGAGTGAAGATGTATTCCAAAACACCATATTAAAATGCTACCAAACAATTGAAAAGGTTGGAAAACTGAAAGACACATCATCATATGGGATAGAAAGCTACTTTTTCAAATCATTTAAAAACAACACATTGTTGGAACCAGTCTATGCGAGGAATAAAAAACGAGATTATAACATCAACAGCGATAACATCAATGACATCTATGAAAACTGGTATAATGAGAATCTTGATGATGCAAGGGTAAAGATTGTAAACGACCTCTGGAAAGATTTTGCAACACTGTACATTATGTCTAGAGTTGAACAAGAATTCGACAATGAACATTTCTATCTATTTAGAATTAAAACCTTGGGTAATCTTACCTTTAAGCAACTAGCAGAACAAACGAAGATAAAGGCATCTCGATTAAAGGTGATAGAAGTGCAGAGATGGTTAAAGGAAAACATAACCAAAGAAGAAATAAAGAAAGTATTTTACGAACTATATGGAAACATTATTTGAGATAGCGATGATATTTGTGGTATTCTTCATTACCAGCTATGCAGCGTACTACATCACAGAGGTTAAAGGACTACCACAATGGCTACAGTATAAGCCTTGGATATGCAGATTATGCCTTACATTCTGGTCTCTAATCACCATCTACACTACATTTTTGCTATCATTCCAATGTTTATATATGGGTATAGGTGGTATTATACTTGCGATATTAAACGCTATTGCAATGTATATTGACCAACGAAATAAAACAATAAAAATATAAAACAAATGAAATTAATTAAGGGTATTAAGGAAGAAATTAGAAGGCAAGTCAGAGCAGACTTGGCTGAAAAGATTAAGCAACACTTCAAGCTCAAGTTATTGTTCGATGACAAAGGTTGGAAGATATACCAAGTAACTCAAGATTGCAAACACCTTGGTTTTATACTAATCAATGACAATGGTAGTGTTGACTTCAAGGATGGTACAATCTATGATTTGGTTGCATATTGCAATATAACATATGCAGAGTTGGGTAAACTCAAATATGATAATAAACTGTTTATAAAGAAATAAAGACAAATGGGAATGATTGTGTATGGATTTTGGTTCGCTGTTGGTATGGCGTTGTTCTTCCTAGCCCCATTCATATTGATGGGTGTGTTAGCTATACCTTTCAGCATCATTGAGTATGTTGCTGAAAAGCATGAAGACGATAAGAAGACTAAGGAACTGATAGCAAAGGGTGCTGACCCTAAGACATTCTTTGTCAAGGGTGGCATTATATACAAGAAAGATAATGAAGGAAATTAAATAAGAATTGCATAAATTTAATATAATATGAAATGGACAAATGAAGATGTTGAAAAAGTTGAGAAGTTTATTGAAATCAAAAACAAAGGTTTCTATTGTGATGGAGCACAGCTAACTGAAGTGTACAACAGAGTGTTACATAAATCAGTTAATCCAACGAATTGTGGGTCATGCTTGCGTCAACGAGTTAATGAACTTGAACAAGCTCTCAACAGTTTCAAAAAGCAGATGGAAGTAAGCGGTTTGACTGCAACTGAACTTACCAATGAAATAAAAGCGATAGAGGATGAAATCCAGCCTTCTAAGAGCGTTTCAGAGGCTCAGCCATCAACTATGAAGGAAGGTGAAAATAAAGCTGTTAAAAGGGCTAAAAATGGGGCAAAAGTTAAGTGAAGACCATGTATATGCGATTAAGCCAATTGAAAGGGATAGCAAGAAGGTAACGAAATTAAATGAAGACCATCTTTTGCCATCGAAGGTTAAACGTTATAAACGAGGTCATACATTTGCTGAAAGAGCCCAGTCAGCGTTGTTCAATAATGCTGATGATGTCTTGGATGAGGTATATGTGGATATATGCAATGGAGTTGCAAGGAGTGATATCACACAGAAGCTGATGAAGGGATTGTATGAACCCCAGAAAAGGGGAATGACATACAGAACTGCAAATGAGTATTACAATTGTGCCTTGGATAGGATGCATTATAATACAGACGTTGAACATGCAAGACTCAAGGACATCTTTTACAATCGCTATGAATCTTTGCTAGAAACTGCCATTAAAAAAGGTGACATCTTCAATGCAAGGGGAATTCTTGATTCAATGACAAAGACATTCCTTGGTGATGATAGGGAAAAGAACAAGATTGAAATCAATTCAAACAACGGTGAAGTGGTTATTAAGTTTGGTTTTAATAGCGATGATAATGATGAGCAAGAATATGAAGAGATAAATAATGAAGATTAACATAGATATTAAATTAACAAAAAAGCAAAAGGAAGCTTATGATATAATTCATAAAAAAGAATGTCAGTTTCTTATTGCTCGCTGGTCTCGTCAGTGTGGCAAAACCATATTTGCTGAGATTATGTTAATTGAGTATTTATGCAAACCAAATACATTCAACGCTTATATATCACCGACATTCGCACAAGGTAAGAAGGTATTTGCGGAGCTTGTTCAACTGCTTGAACCAACTGGTATCATCAAGAAAGCAAATGCTGCTGATTTGAAGATTGAAACAATCTATAATTCAGTTCTGAAATTCTTTTCAATGGAATCGCCAACATCAATCAGAGGTAATACAGTTAGTGGACTTCTTGTGCTTGATGAGGCTGCATTCTTTCCAACACAACTCCCTTCTGGAGAAGACCCTTACTACAACGTCATATTCCCAATCATCAAAGCTAGAAAGCCAAAAGTATTGGTAATATCAACACCAAATGGTCGTACTGGATGTTATTATGACCTTTATCTCAAAGCATTTAATGGAGAGAAAGGATATTATGAGATAACTGCAACAATATATGACGATGATTTAATTTCAAATGAAGAAATTGAAGAATTAAAGAAGGGTTATCCACCATTAGCATTCGCACAAGAGTTTGAAGTCCAGTTCTTGGATAACGCATTGACGGTATTTCCTAACTTTGAGAGCTGTTTTGATGGTAATTACAGTGGAGGAAAGTGTTGGATTGGCATTGACCCATCTTCAGTTGGTGAAGATAACACCATCTTAACTGTTGTAAATGAGAAAAACGAGGTAAGACAGCACAAAATTGATGGTTCACTAGATTCAAAATACGCTCAAATTGCGAAATTGGTGAATAAATACAATCCAGTGGCAACATATATTGAAAATAACTCAATTGGTGAAGTAATGGCAAATGAAATCAAGAAGCAATTGGTTAGAAAATCAAATTTTTACACATTTACCACAACGAATGAGACCAAAAAGCAGTATATATCGTTAATTGCTGTGGATATTGCAAACAATAACATACATTTTGAGGAAGAAAACAAGCTATTATACTCAGAATTGAGCACATTTACCTTCAAATTGACGAAGGGTGGTAACATTACATATGCAGCAAGGGATGGTTATCATGACGATACTGTAACTAGTTTAGGTATATGCCTTCAATGTAAGGAAGATTTCAAATATAGTGGATTTAATAACCTTAATTTTGTTAATTCAAATATAAAATTATTCGCATAATGGAAAATATAGATTACGGGACTTGGAATTGTCCTCGTTCATGGGATGAACTATCATTAAAGACGTTTCAAGAGATTGAAAAATACTATTCAGACAAAGAGAAAGAATTTGACGTAAGAGAAGTCATGCACATTCTCTGTGGAAAGAGTATCGATGAAGTGAATGCATTGCCCATAGAGTTTGCTGAGAGATTGATGAAAAGTCTCCAGTGGCTTACAGAGTCACCAAAGTATGGAGAAGCATCGCCATACATAATTATTAATGGTGAGAAGTATCAAGTTAATGTGCAAGAGAAACTTAAGACTGGTGAATATATTTCAGTGGACACAACCATAAAGTCAGACCCACACAATTATGCTGCAATTTTAGCGATATTATGCAGAAAAGAAGGAGAACTTTATGATTCAAAGTTTGAAAACGAGGTATTGCCATCAAGACTAGAGATGTTTGAGAATGCTCCAATGCTAGAATGTATGAGGGTGATAAGTTTTTTTTTAAACTTATGGATAGTATTAAACGAACATACCCAATTGTATATGACGGTAAAGGAAGCTCTAAACCTCACTCGAAAGCATATAGAGACTTTGCACAAAAATGGGGAAGTATCAAAACTCTATATGAAATTGCAGATGAGAAAATTGAAAAAATTGGAGAAATCTATCAACTCTATCTGAGTGACTATTTGCAATATCTCTCATATATGATAGAGAAAAGCGATGCTGATAGAGAGGAAGATGCGTTTCAAGAACAGTTAAGGAAAGCAAAGCGAGGTAGGTAGTTATCTACTTCGCTATTTTTTTATGTTTAAGATAAACAAATTATGATTAAGGACGTAATTGACATATTAAAGAATATATCGCTTCGCCATAAAGGAGTTTATACCTTTCGTTATCAAGGTGATGATTTAAATAACCAGCAGAACAACCATAAGACTTATCAAGTTTATGTTGACGATATATCGTTGCATGAGCTTAATATAACCACAAATATCTTTAAAGCAAGATTTGAAATCTACATTTTGGGTTTTGCAGATGGTACGAGTGGTAATACAATACTAGATGTCCAGAACAATGCGTATACAATTGCATGTGACATCATGGCAAAGATTGATGCATCAGATGAATATGATGGTGTGCTCTCAATTTACGATTACAGCATCTTAACGCTTGCTAGGTATACAGATGACCAATCAGCTGGCGTTAAGCTCTCCTTGACGCTGAAAATGCCCAATCCAGTCAATCTATGTACTCTTGATGATAACTTCGATGACGAGCCACATGAAGAAGATGAAGACCATGAGATTGATGTTCCAACAACTGAAGTTGGAGATTTGACAATAAACCCAATTAAACTCCCTAAGAACAGACAATGTTAACGAGGATAATGTATGAGTTTGGAAAAGACATTGCAAAGATTGTACGAATGGTCATGGAATCCAATGTTGGTATTAACTCAAAAACTGGTGGTAACACTCTATCAAAAAGTGACATATACCGTCAATTATCAGTTATATCAACCTCTGACGGAGATTTGGTGTTTGACATTATGCTCAATGACTACATAACGTTCATTGAGAGTGGCAGAAGGAAAGGAGCTAAATTCCCACCAGTAGAACCGATTGTACGATGGGCAAGGAAGCATGGCATTCCAACTGACAATTCAACGATATATCTCATTCGTAGGGCTATATCAAGGGATGGAATCAAGCCAAGACCTATAATGGCAAAGGTTTTTGAAGAGCTTGACAATTCATGGGATGATGGATGGTCTGATAAATTATTTGATATAATAATGGAAAAAATAGATAAATTTTTTAATACATAATGGAAATAAAATATAATGGTCAAACAAGAGATGAAGGTATAGTTACCTTTAGTGAAGTTCCAAACATACTTTCTGTCTATGAAGATATTTCTGGCACAAAGGGTACTTTGTCCTTAATAATTCATAGTTCTTGGTCAATAACTGCTGATAGCCAGTATTACTTTACGCTATTTGGTGAAACCATTACGAATGTTCTATCGCCTCAAGATGCCAAGAACAAGAAGTTCTATGTTAGCACAAACATAGCTTCAACTGCCATGTCCATTGCAAGGGCGTTAAGGAGTTGTGGAAGCATTGCTGCTGACTATACCGTTACCACTGGAACTACATCCACCATTGGAGATACCGTATATATAACAGCGAAAGTTATTGGCAAGAAGAATTTCACTAGCAACCTAGACAAGAACATACCAAATGATTACATGACAGTAGCTTTATTGGATGATGGTAGTGCTGATGAGGGTGGTTCAAACTTCTTCAATTCCAAGATTGAGGTTGAAGTATATAATGATGGCAATTACATTACAACACTAGAGAAGAACTTCTATGGCAATGAGTGTGGGTTTGATGTAACACCAGTTCTTGCAACGTTGACAGAGCCAAAGAAGGATAACCAAGAGATAGTGCCTTACACATTAAAAGTCAATAAATTGGCGTACAATGGCGATTATACGTCATTAGGTGAAGTCAGTGGTTATACAACTTATGGATACTTAGCAAATCAGAGTGAGAAGTATTTGCCAACTAGTTTGACAATACTCAGCAATAACAAGGTATATGACAGAGGAGGACTGAATTACACAATGGATAGGACAGTTCATTATTCAGTACTTGGAGGTGGTAACATAGCTTTTCGTTTTTCCGTATTCTACACAGTATATGATAGCGCAATGAATGTTATTGGCAACTATAATACATATTATACAACTCCAACATCAAATCCTTCTATAGTAGATTTGGGGTATACAATTCCAGTTGATTTATGGTTCACCAATGCTGCTTATTTGGATATACAAGTTAGTAGCAGTGAATCTAATAGAATAAGATTCCAAATCATAAGACCATTGAATTCAGCAGAGGGATGGCAGCGCATATTCTGGCGCAATGAGTATGGTGGAATCAGCTTCTTTGACTTTACGAACACAACTAGTGAATCAGATTCAATTGAAATCGAGACATATGAGAAGAACATTTTCGATTATTACGTTTATGACACAGACAGTGGTGATACCTTTGAGCGCAAGAAGATATATTCTTCAAATATAAAAAAGAGTGTAAAAGTGAAGTCACACTTGATGGAGAAAAATGGAAAGTACATCTTCAACTCACTAGCAAGGAGTAAGAAGATTTGGACATATGTTAATGGCAATTGTCACTATATCATTCCAAAAGACTTGGAAGTTGTTGAAGACCAGAACTATAATGATATATATACCGCAACATTTACGTTTGAGTATTCAGACTTAAGTTAAAAAAGCAAATTTTTATGATTTCAAACCAGCATTATTTAGAGATTTATATAAATGACGAGTTAATTGAGCTTGAGTCTCAGAGTGGGCTTAATTTGAGGATTAACAACGTAATCTTCAATCCTACGAAGGCCACAACGACTCAAGCTGAGTATTCGTACTCGTTTGATATACCATCAACACCACAAAATGACAAGATATTGGATTATGCAAACAACTTGTCAAAATTGAATAAATTTCATGCTAGATATAAGGCAAAGTTATATGTTGATGGAAACTTGTTATTTGATGGTTCGCTTACAATCCAAAAGTATTCAGCAAAGGAAAAGAAATATACTTGCAACTTGGTTAATATAAAAGTCAATACACTAGAAGAGATTTTTGGTGAAGATAAACTTACAGACATGCACTGGGATGTTCCTTTCTCTGGAGCACCAACCATTAACGAAGTCAATGCTGACATGGATTCAAAGTATTTCTTTCCATTGATATCGTATGGAGTGTTCCAGAAGAACTATGTAAGGGCAGACAGTGTTGGTGCAGATTACACTCCCAAATCATCCATCGATAAGTACAACAAATGGTGGATTGAAAGCTTCTATCCTTCGCTTAATATGGTTGAAACAATGCGAAAATGCTTTGAAAACAAGGGTTATAGAGTTGGAGGAAGTGTATTCTCAGACCCATTCATAAAAGACATATTTTCAAGTTGCAATCTTGCACAAGAACAAGTTCCAACATATAACTTGGGTAATCCAAAGTTCGGAAAGTTGTCATTGAATGTAACTTGGAATAACTATGGTTCTAGAGGTGAAGGAACTAGTGGAGGTGGAGGTGTATTCGGTCGAGGCAGAGATGAATATGTTCATACCAACTCAACTGGTGGTCTTGCTCAAACCCTTAAATTTCCATATGAGAAGTGTGGTCCTGGCAACCGTCCAACTGGAACCGTTGATGCTAGGTATAATTTCGATACGATAATGATGTGGAACATGCTAGATTCCACAAACAACTCTGCTGTGACAGTAAATCTAACAAGCGATACATATTTGCTTGACCCAAATGAGCATTTGATTGTTATTCCAACTGATGGTTGGTATAAAATTGATTTGACTTGCAATGCTACATTGTATAACGCTGGTTCTACCATCACAGCACCAATGTGGTATACAAACTTCTATGAAGGCTTTGAATTTGCAAAATATGACAAGACATTACCTTGTTCTTTCAGTTCATTTAAGGGAGGTTATTTCACACCATTGGAGATTCAGTTAATTCGTAATTACGATGAAAATATTGAACTTATTAAGGGTAAGAAAAACGTTATTTATTTCACTGGTGACCCAAATGAAGACGTATATCATTATGAAGGTGGTACATATACATCAGCAACATATTCAAACAAGGTTGAATGGTTAACGAACTTCCCTCATCAAGCTCTGTATGGTTCTAATTCGCCAACTGAAATTGGTGAGCTGAACACTTCAACTCAGATTGCTACAAATCAGTACATTGAGTCATCATCAAGTAGTGGACGTAGAGCTGGTGTATTTGGTGGTGGAAGCAGTGGCGGTGGCAATGGAAATGGCAATTTTGGAAATGGTGATACTATGGGTAATGGACAAGCTGGTGCTACCAAGTACAATTCCTATGGATTTATGTACAAGGATGGCAAGGTTATGCCTTATGACCCAGCTGTTTCTACGGTATTTATATGTGGATTCTCGACAATGAGCGATGGTGTTGCTAGTGTAATGCGTAATGGTAGGTCTTGGAGCAACCTTTCAACCACTGTTAACAAGGTTATGTCCAATGTTGATGGTTTGGAGCTTCATAATTCTGGGTCTGAAATCGTAGATACCAACTATTGTAAGAACACATACAAGAATGCACCAAATGCTACGTTAAATGTAAATTCTAATTCAATGAATGGCACTATTTCTTGCTGTGTTTATTTAAATAGGAATGACATACTAGAGTTATGTGCAATTCAAAGGGACTATGATGGTCAGAAATACTCAACATCAGCAAACTGTAGTCTTACAATTGAGGCAATGTCCACAAGGAGTGAGGAATTGTTGAGCACTGATGATGGTTGGTCTTATTATTCACAGACAGAGTTCCCAACACAGCTTAACCTATTCAACTTCACCAACAATGAAACCAAGGTTAGTGATTGGATTTCAAATATTCAGAAGGCTTTCAATCTGGATATTGTCCAACAAGGAAACAACATTGAGATTAACACCAACCAAGGTATTAAAAAGGACATCACATATGCTATAGACATAGATGATAGGGTCAGTGAAAATGAATTTGAGAGTGAGTTCATCAGTTATCCAAAGGAACTTTCAGTAAAATATAAGACTGATATTGAGGAATATGGCTTTGAATTGACAGTTCCACAAACGCATATCAATGATGAAGATTGGTTTAAGTGGGGAGATAGTGGTTACACAGTAATCCAGTTGAATGATGACTCATATGAAACATCTAAACAAGAGACTTCAACCAATTTTTCATACACTTGGTACATGGATTTTGAATTTAAGCAGATTTTGGACTATGCTTCCAAGACTGAGGACAATCCAAAGATGATAAGGATACCAGTTATTGAAAAATCTGAGTATATGGCAGAAGGATATGGCTATGATGAAGCAATGAAGCATGATGGATATTCATTTACCCAGAGATTTTGGTATCGTCAACAACCTTCAAACGATTATGTATGGCTAGATTCAGTGCTAAGTAATGGTACACATGAGATTGTATATTTAACTTATACTAAAAATAACATTAATAATTTCAACTTGAGCTACAAGGACAATGAAAAGTCTCTAGTAACTGAGTATTTTAACATACATCCAATGCTTTCATCGAACTATGTTAAGGTTGATGTCTACCTCACACCTCAAGAATATATGGATTTGAAGAATGGTGTAATGGTAAGGTATGACAATGATTTGTATTATATAAGCGAGATTGGAGGTTATGACCCAAGTGGTTTTAACTTAACAACTTTGAAATTGATTAAAAAGACCTAATTAGTTAGGTCTTTTTTTTATGTTTAATAAAATAATGCAACAAAATGGCAGAAAATAAGAAAGTTTATACAATTCAAATCAATGGTGTCAAGGAAAGTGTTGATGCTATTGATAGTTTGAACAAGACTCTCAATACTCTAGACACTAAAATCAAAGAGCTTGAGAGTAAGACAGTCACTGTTTCAAGTAAAGGTAACTCTTCTAGCGTATTAAGCGAAGAAGCTGCTTTGCAAAAGGAAATTAACAACTTGAAAAATGAAGGTGCGAAGCTTGATGCAAAAATAGCAGCAACTCAGAGTGAAGTCTATCAGAAGGTTCAAGCCACCAAAGACTTATACAAAGAAGCGGTTAATGACCAGAAGCAGCTAGCAGCCCAAGAGAGGCTTACAGCGAATGCATATTCCAACACTATGGCTGGTATGAAGCAGCATCTTGCAGATTTGAAAGCTGTAATCAATACTACAGACCTTGGTGATAGTGATAACATAAAGAAAATGACTCAAGAAGCCAACGAATTGACCAATAAGCTCAAGGAAATGGAAGAGGCTTATGGACAGTTTGGCAGGAATGTGGGCAACTATGCTAATGGTGTTTCTGAAGGATTACAAAAGGTCAAAATCAATGTTGGTGGCACTGTAAGAGAGTTCTCAAGTGCTAGAGAAGCTTCTAGGACGTTGAATAACGAGCTTAAGGCTATGGCAATCAACGGTGATACTACGAGCGATGAATTCAAGAACCTTCGTCAAGCTGTTATGCAGATGGAAAGCACAATGAATGATGCCAAAAAGCCTCTGGATGACCTTATGGACGCAATGGAGTCATTCACAGCTATTGCATCGGTAAGTGAAGGTTTAAGTGCTCTATTTGGTGTTGATGATTCTGAAATACAACGTTCAATTCAGAAATTGGTTGCTCTTCAAAATGTATTGAAGGGGATTGAGACCATTAACAAGCAAATGGAAACTGGAGAAGGTATTGGTTCATGGTTATCAAAAGGTAGCGAAATGGCTGATAAAATGGCTGCTTCAATTGTTGGCGTTGGAAAGGCTTCAAAGAGCGCTACAGTTGCGACAAAAGCATTGGGTACAGCATTTAAAGCATTGGGAATAGGTGCTGTAGTAGCAGGTGTAATGACATTAATTGATATTGTAGAAGAATGGAGTGAGAAACAAAAGAAAGCAGCAGAAGAGGCAGAAGAAGCTGCTGAAAAAACAAGGAAAGCCATTGATGAACAGAGGAATTCTTATGTTGGAGCTTCTGCAACATATATGAACACTGCATCAAGATTGAGTCATCTTAGGGCTGAATATATGACCACAAACAATGAGATGAGGAAAACCTCAATAATTAAAGAAGCAACTGAAATATTCAAAAAATTTGGCATAAGCGTAAAAAGTGTAACAGATGCTCAGAATATTTTGGTTAGCCAAGGCGATAAGGTTATTGAGATGATAAGACTGCAAGGCGATGCAGCAGCGTTGGCAGCATTAAGAATGGAGGCGTTTAAAAAATCATTCAATATGTTGCTTGAAAATGGTTATGATGTTAGAGGTGCTTCAATATTGGCTGGAAACAGTGGCATGGTGGTTGAATTGGACAAGCAATTGGATAAGGTTTCTCAAAGTTTATCGAAGCTACAAAAAGAGTTAGGTGTGAATATCAAAAACAGTTCAGATTCTATCAAGAAAACTGTTGTGGATGCCGAAGCACTGATAGCAAAAGCAAGAGTTGATGCAATGAAGCAAGGATTTGTGAAAACACTTGCGCAACTAAAACTTGAAAGAGATAGGAGAATTGCAGAAGCTAAGAAAAGTGGAATACTTATTCAAGAACAGATTAAGCTAATAAACAAGCAATACCAAGACAATGTGTTTGAAGCAAGGGTACAATATCATACCAATCTTATCAATGAGGAAAAGAAATATATTGAGAAGATTGAGAAGATGAATGAGGAAATGTACCTAAAAGAGGTTGAAAATTCAAGGAAAAGGAATGAGTTAGCCAAAAACGAAAAAATAGACAATGCAGTTGACTTATTCAACATTTTCCAAATTAACGCTCTTACACTTGATTACAATTCTTCTGATGTTCGCAAGTATATTGATAAATTCGGAAAGGATGTTATAGCTGTTTATATAAACACTAGAAATACTGTAGAGTATTTACAAAATGCATTAAGCAAAATTGGTGATAATTATGAAAAATTGCCATTAGAAGGACAAAAGGTTTTTGATAAGTATTCAAAAATGCTTGGCGAAGCGAAAGAGCAGTTGAAACTTATAGAAGATGAAAATGAAGGAATTGGCGAAGTAGTTAAATCTATTGGTATTCTTTCTGAAAAAACAAGTGAAGCTTATGCTCTTAGAACACAAATAAGAAAAGATTATTACAATAATCTTTTAAAGGCATCACAAGAGGCTGCTGACAAAGAACTTATAATTGAGAAAGACAAGTTAGATACAGAATATGACCTTTTAAAGAAAAATGAGGAGAAACGTCATCAGTTGATGATTTCAAGGTTTTATGATGATGATGATGAGTCTGAAGTTGAAACTAAAAGACGTAATTCTGTGTACAAAACTCCTAGAACAGCATTTGAAACCTATATAGAGGAAGATAAAAATGGTAATTTGCTAGGAAAAACACAAAACCAGATTGGAACATATTTCTCTGAATATAGGATATTGATGGATGAATGGGTTGAAAATCTCAAAAAAGGAGTTCAAGAAGGTAAATATACTTGGGAAGAGTATAATGAGTTCATGAACCAAGAGGCAATCCAAGGCTATCTAAAGGCAAAGACAGAGTATGAGAATTTCTTGTCGCAGTACAATGCAATGTCTGATGCTGAAAAGGCTAAGAATGAAGGTGATTTAAAAAAACTTACAACAAACCTTAACAATGCCTATGTTGATTATCTTGATAAAATCAGAGCAGAACAAGATATGCATAATAACCAGATGAAGGTTATAGAAAATCAACACCAAAATGAGGTAAAAGAAACTGAAAGAAACCACCTTAAACAAAGGCAATCAGCATATACAGAGTTCTACAGCAATCTTATAAAAGAAACTGAAGATGTCTTATCAACAGTAAGCAATAAAATAGACAAGGCTGAAAAGAGAAATACTTGGGGTATAATCAATTATAAGGCAACCAAAACTGAACTTAAAGACTTGCAAGGTACAATCAAAATAGCCCTTAATGATATTGCTTTGCAAAAAGAGCAATTGCTTGAAAAATTAAAGAAAGGTGAAATCTCATTTGGTGATTATGATACATTGATTAGCCAGTTAAAAGTTATTGAAACGCAAGCTCAAGATACAGCACAAAATGTGAGCACAAAACTTAAAGACTTAGCTGGAGAATGGTGGGGTTCAATTGACCAATGGGTACAAGCTGTTGGACAATCTGCAAACCAGATTCTTAGCTCATTATCAGAGATTACATCGAACCAGTATCAAGCTCAAATTGATGAACAACAGAAGTATATTGATAAGTATGAGGAATTGCTTGACAAACAGAAGGAAGCAACCCAAAAGTATGCTGATGAGGTTAATTCAATCGAAGATGAGCTTAAGACAGCAAGAGGTGATAGAAGACAGCAATTGATTGACAACTTGAATGCCCAGATGGCAGCAGAGAGAGCTTCACTTGCGCAAGAGAAGAAAATTGAAAAAGAAAAGGAAAAGGCTGAGGAAAGGAAGAAGAAACTAGAACATGACCAAGCCGTTGCAAAGAAGAAAATGGACTTGGCTCAAGCCTATATCAATGCAGCAATGGCTGTATCTATGGCAGCAGTTAACCACTGGCCAATTCCAGCTATTCCAATGATGGCTCTTGCAGCAGCAGCTGGTGCAGCACAAATTGCAGCAGTGGCATCACAGAACATTCCTTCTTATGGTGATGGTGGTGTAATACAAGGCAAGTCACATGCTCAAGGTGGCGTTAAGGTTCTTGGTGGAAGGGCTGAAGTTGAAGGCGGAGAATTCATAACGAACAAGGTTACAACACAAAACAATGTTGAATTGCTAGACTTTGTGAATTCAAAGAAAAAGAGACTAAACTTGAGCGACTTCATTGAATTCTATGGTGGAGGACACATTAAGAAGAACATTGAGAAGGTTAGCACAAAATTCGCTGATGGTGGTATAATCCCAACTCTAAGAAGCGACATTGCAATTAACGATAGACTGCTTCAAAGCTTTGAGGATTATTCAAACAGACCAGTTACAGTTTCAGTTGTTGAGATTAACGACAAGCAAGAAGCTGTTAGAAATGTACAAGTTCTAAGTGGTCTAGAGAGTTAATAACAATGGGAAGTTACTTCCCAAAGTAACTTCCCATTATTAATGTTTATATAAAACGAATAATGGAAAAATGGAAAGATATTTCAGTTAAAGACAGATGGCAAATTATAAATGGAACTTCATTGGTTTTTGCTGCAATTATATTGTATTTTTTAAGTTTTGCCTTGACTTTGGCAATAGGTTTTGATGTGATTTCAGCAGCTTCAACAATGCTTGCTACTGGATTGGCGTTTTTCGGCATCACATCATATATAAAGAATCAAATGGTTGATTTTGAGACGAAAGTCAATAAAAAAATGAAGAAATTAGAAGATATCGAGCAGCAGAGGAAATATGAATAAATGGTTGTTGTTGGCGCTTTTAACAGCGTTTCTCGTTATTGGCTTCATGGTTGGCTGTCACTATTATAAAACGCAGCCACAGCCTCTGGAAAGCACAGATACGGTGACTGTGGTG